ATTTTCGATTCCTTAAAAACTGTTTTGTGTGAGTATAAAGGTAAAACTTTAGTGGACACCAGCTCGATTTGTAAGGAAATTGGAATCTCCAATACCTTTATGGCTGAAGTTGAATCCCTCTTAGATCCAATGTTGTTCGATACCCATATGATGGATAAGCATTATAAGCGTAAATTAGGTGATGCTCGTTATCGTTTAATTCAATTCACTGGTTCAAGAGGCAGCAAAGCTGATCCCCTTTTAAGGCAACATATAATATCTAAAATTACTCAATTAACCAAAATCCTATCTGAGAATATGCAACGGTTTGTAGGTCTAGGTGGCCAAATGCGCCAGGTGCCTTTTGTTGTTCAACTTGTAGGAGAACCAGGCTGTGGAAAATCTACGGTTATGACACCAGTTACCAACTTTCTTCTGACTGAGGAGGGTTGTGGTCGTGTTATGGAAAATACAAATGTTTCCACTATGACTGGAGTCAATAAATATTGGGATGGCTATAGAGGCGAAGTTGGTTTGGTTATTGATGACGCCTTCATGACGCGTGGATCAACACCCGGAGAATCAGAATATACTCGTTTTATCTCCTTAGTGTCTTGTGTTTCCATGATTATTCCTAAAGCAGATTTGAACTCCAAAGGAATGACTGCTGATGCAATAAAGCTGGTACTTTTGTCATCTAACTGTGAAAAACCGTCTGCTTGTGAGATTAATAATTCGGAAGCAATGCTGAGGAGGAGACATCTTGTCTTTTTAACTAAGTTGAATCCAGGCACAGATGGTCGAATTGATCCTGAAAATGACAGATGTCGTTTCGTGCGGAAAAATCCTATAACAGGTGATTTTATGGGCAATGTTCTTACTTTCACGGAAATGGTCAAACTTTGTTCCGAAAATTTTAAATCACATTTAGATGAGCAGGAGAAATTGGTTGGAGCATCAACACTCCCCAAAGATTTATTAACTCGAATGGACCTCCCTCCCCCGATAAGACCAGATGTTGAAGATGGATGGGATTTTGAGGTCTTTGATAGTGTTGTGCCCCCATCTGCTGCCGAGATGGATGATTTTGAGAAAACAAAGAAGAGAACTGTTATGGAAATTGCACGAGAACTTAAGAGTCTTCAAGCTTTGGCACCTCAGGGAGTCACATTTAGAAAAGATCCTGACTTTCTTGACATGGAGAGCCCTAGCGAGAATTTTGGAATTCGCATACCTCTCTATGATATTAGACCTACAATTGACCAAAAAGAGTTAAAATATTTTTATTATAGTAAGGCATTGTGTTGTGCTTCTCAAGATTTTAATGTCCCTGTTAATTGGTTTCCACATAGCGAATTCTTTGATGAATATACATATTGTAATGCAACCCGAACATTCTCAACTGCATCAATGCAATGGGAGGTTTTTAATTCGGACGTGCCTTTTGAGAACTTGACTCATGAACAAAGGTGTATGTTTGACGATGCTGTCGAACTGGGCCTATTGCTCCCTCCTCGTATGGTTTATGACCAACTACCAGATCATTCTGGAATTTCAAGGCATTGGGAAGCTTTTAGACGACAAGAACGTGCTTTTAAATGGGACGACCGTAACCAAGGACTGCAGTGCGTTACTGATGCATATCGAGATATTCGAAACTTAATGCCAATTCAAGATCGAACCGGACGGACTGCACATTCCGCCACTGTATATATGAATAGTAAAGATTTTTATAACAACAATTTTGCCACACAAGATCATGATATTGTGCAAGGTTGGGTTGAACCTCTTGAACCCCAATCGCTTTCAGATTATTTTAAATGGGATACGATTGGTGAAAGGATAGATCTTGCTGTTAATGGACTTTTAACGCTTTCTGGGATATTTTTAGCAATCAAACTTTTTCAAGTTGTAAAGAATTTTACCCGAGCATCGAAAATTTTGGTACCTCGTTTGAATTATGATGCAAAAACATTGGATCAATTTATTAATTCAGCTCCTGAGGCTTATCGAGGTCAGTTACTGGAGGCCATATCACAAGTGGCTGTTCAGATTGAAAAAGAGCAAACCATTGTCGCACAGGCTTTAGTTTATGATGGATCGATAAAAACAAATAAACAAGTGCGTATTACACCAGAAGGTATTGTTTATGATGGAAGTGCCACAACAGCAAAGAAAATGGCAATGACAGTACAATCTCTCTTTGAGGCCAATGGGATAAAAACCCGATCTTCTCGTGATTTAGTTGACTTAATGTGTCCTCAAGGTGTGGACGAGAACTTTTCAGCAAAGCGATTAGCTGTTATGCGGAATACTGTCACATTTCACACACCAGCATCAGGTGAAGCACCAGCAGTTTATGGAATTGCATTGAGAAATACTGACATTTTGGTCCCTCAACACTTCCTTTCTTCAGTCCCTTATGGAGCAGAATTTACTTTGCGCCATGGTTCACGCGATGTTAATGTACGAATGGAACCTGGGATGCTTCATAAAGGTGGTGAACTTGGTACTTCAGATGGGC